GCAGGTGGTTCTTCTGCAGGTGGTTCTTCTGCAGGTGGTTCTTCTGCAGGTGGTTCTTCTGCAGGTGGTTCTTCTGCAGGTGGTTCTTCTGCAGGTGGTTCTTCTGCAGGTGGTTCAACAGGTATAGGAGGTTCTGGAATTGGGTCAGGGTCAGCAACAGGAGGTTCTGGAATTGGTGGAGGAGGTGGAGGCGGAGGAGTTAAATCATCAATAAAAACTTGAGCAGCAACTACGCTTGAATATTTAGCAAGTGAGTCATTATCTGAACGAACACTAATTTGATATGTAGTATCTAATCCACCAGTTGACTCAAACAAAGAGGCTGAAAGAACAATGCTTGTATTAAGTGCGTTGGCGTCCCCTGCATTGCCAGTTGCAATTCCCCATCCGCTATCTCCAACAGACCATGAGATTGCATAACGCTCTGGAGAAATTATTCCTGAAGGTGGGTCCCAAGAAACTTGAACATCGCCATTTTCTAACTGTGTAACAACAATGTTTGTTGGGGCCTCAATAGGGCTTTGAAGAATGACTTCTTCTTGAACTGTTGTCTGTGCAGTTTGAACAGCAGCAATAGCCTCTACTGTTTTTGTTATTGCAGTTTGTGCATCAACAACTGCAGTTTCCATAGCAGTTACAGCAGTCTGAGCGGCTACTAAGTTCTGCTGGGCACCTACCAAGTTTTGTTGGGCAACGTCTTCCTGTAAATCCAAAACTTCAAGTTCGTCTTGTTCTTGAGCAAGAGTTGCTTCAGCAGTGGCTAATGTTTGTAGTTGTTGAGTTGTTGCTGATGATTGAGTAAATTCAGAGCCAGGGGCTATAACCCAGCCAGTTTCACTATTTAGACGATAGAACCAGACACCTGCCCCACCACCGTTTTCGTAATACCAAAACTCAAAGGCTTTACTGGTTCCAGCAGATATTGTCTGTTCAACAATACTTCCTCCGCCACCTTTGTCATACCAGTCATTAATCACAAGTTGACCATCAAGATACAGTTTTACCCCATCATCTGCTGGAGCATAGACATGAGTTACATCAATTGAAGGTGTCCAAGTTCCTGTGTATTTAACAACTACATCTTCTGCTCTATTAGAGCCCGCTACTGCTCCGCCACCCCATTGCTCACTAATTCCATTGGTATCAGTTGCGGTGTGGATTGGTGTTGCACCTGCTGGAACAACTGGAGCGTTATTTTGTCCTTGAACGTTGTAGACCTCAACTTTGAGTCCTGGGGTTGTAGCAGCATCTACTACTGCTTGTGCAGCAGCCTCGGTAGTAACGGCTTGCGTTACTACTACTTCTTGAGCATCTACTGCTGCTTGCGCTTGGGCTAGAACTTCTGTCTTATCTGCAACTACTACTGTTGCTGCTTCTACTGTAGGAGCAGTCTCTGCAAGAGTTTGTGCTGTTTGCATAGATGTTGTTGCTGTTTCAATTGCTTCTTGTGCCTCAACAACTGCATCAACAGCAGCATCAACTACTGCAATGATTTCTGGCTTCTGCAAAGGAAGTCCATCTGAAGTTGTAACAACTGTCTCTAACGCAGCGGATGCTGTTTCAATTGCTGCTGAAGAAACAACTACCTGCGCTATAGCAACAACAACAACTGCTTCTGCTACAGAGGCTGTTGCTGTTTCGGCAGATGAGAGAGCAGTGGTGGCTGCTGTCTGCATAGTTGTTGTAGCGGTAGTTGCTGTTGTTTGAGCAGTGGACTCTGCTGTTTGAAGAGTTGTAAGAGTTCCTTGCTCTGTAGCAAGAGTTGCTTGAGCAGTATTAGCAGCATTGTGGGCTGCGCCCCACGCTGCATGGGATGCATCACGAACTGCTAGTTGTGCGTCGTAAGCAGCCTGTGTTGAAGCAAGCGTAGCGTTTGCTTCTATTGCTGCTGCTACTAAAGCAGGGTCTGAAGAAGTCTTGGTTATAGCAATGTTGTCAACAATGTAGTAATCAGCATCTTTTGTAATTGTGATGGTGTTGATTGATGAGCCTGTTATTGTCTCTGTTGAAGTATATTGAACAGCCTGTGTTTGAGGAGAAACGTTGTTATCAATAACTTCTACTGAAGTTGACCCGTCAGCGTTTGTTGCTGTCATATTTGTATTGCCATTTTTGGCATACACGCCCATAGTCACGGAAGTAACATTTCCTTGATTAGAAGGATTTACATTAATAACAACATCATTAGTTGGGTTAATAATAGTAAGACCAGGGCCAGAAGTTTGTGGGGTATTCCAGTTACCACCAATAGAAACACCAGGACCTGTTGTGACTGTAACTACGCTTGTGGTGTTGTTGGCAAAAGTTTCTGTAACTGTTGTGGTTGTGTTGGCTTCATTGGCTGCTGCCTGTGCAGCAGTAGCCGCGGTCTGAGCAGTTGATAGAGTAGAAGTTAGAGTCCCTAGATTTGCATTCTCTTGATAAAAAGTTGTTGTTGCAGTAGTTACTGCTGATTCAGCAGATGAAACAGCGGTGGTTGCTTGAGTTACTACTGCTGCTTGAGCCTCAGTTGTGGCGGTTGCTTGGGCCAGAGTTTGATTGGCAGTTTGCGATGTTGCAATGGCGGTTTCCGCCGTGCTAACTGCTGTTGCTGCTGACTCGGTGGCTGCACTGGCTGTCTCTACAGAGTTAGTTGCGCTTTGTACAGCAGTGGTTACGACTTGGGCTGGTTGAGATATTGATGATGCTACCTCCGTAAGTTGGGTTACTTTTGTTTCTAGTGTTGTTACCGCAGACTCTGCCGTTGCTACAGCAGTTGACGCTTCAGTCACTGTCCCTTGCGCTGAGACGACTGAAGGGTCTTCTTGGACCACCTCCGACGACGCACTTGAACCTACATTAGTATTTTGCCCAGCGCCTCCTTGGTCGGATTGAGTATTATCAGCATACGCTTGTGTGGGGAATACGATTGCCAAAATAAAAGCAATAGCGGGCATACCAACAAGAGCAGCAATAAATCTCTTTGCTGCTCTAACACTTGTAACACGAACAAGGCGCTTACGCACTCAGAAATACTCCCACCACAGGTTATTTCCAACAGATATCTCTGTCGTATAGTGCTTATTTTACAATACTTAAACGCTTAAAATTACTTTGTTTTTCTTAAATGAACATTACGAACTGTTGATGCATACCAACTTTTACCACCAAGTACAGTAGGAACTTCATCTTTATTCAAATTGTCTGCAATAGACTTATATGAAAGACCAGCATTCCTTTCTATAGTTATTCTTTCTTTAACTGCTTCATCTACAAGAGGTAGTGGTCCTAAATCAATTCCCCACACTTTTCCGTTGTTTTTTCTATCCTGGTGTACATCTTTCTGACGTAATGAAATCATTCCACGCTCCATCTCAGCCATTGCAGACATAATGGTGACAACAAAGCGACCTTGATAAGTTGCAGTATCTAGACCTAAATCAAGAAGTGCTAGACGCCAACCGTATTTATGTGAACGGTCAACAATGCTAAGGAAGTCACGAGTTGAGCGTGCAAGACGGTCAAGACGGGTTACAAAAAGTGCTTCTGCTTTTCCAGCGTCCAAGTCTGCTAAAGCCCTAGTTAAGACTGGGCGACCAGTAATACTCTTACCTGAGCGACCCTCTTCTCTGAGCATGACAACTTCATACCCCTGAGCCTCGGCTGCATAGCGGAGTTGTTTCTCTTGGGCATCAAGGCTTACGCCATCGTCCACCTGCATCTGGGTAGAGACTCGGGCGTAGCAGTAAGCAATCTTTGGCTTTTCTTCCATTAATCGTTCTTGACGACTCGTAGAGAGTTGTTGGCTTCTTTAGCCTTTGACTTCTTACGCATACTGTCTGTGAATGTCTTGACAACTGCGTAGAAGATAGCAACAACTACAAATCCAATCAAAGCAACTAACAACCAGCCAAAAGACCAAAGGGCTAGTTCAAAAGCAAGTTCAAACGGTTGTTTCCAGTTCATTATTCTTTTCCTTTTCTATGTAAGCATTCCAGCATGATGGACAACGATGAGCCTTGTGCTCTTCGTCGTAAAGATAGGTTTTTCGTAGACGAATACCTTTTCCGCATACGAAACAGTCATAACCCCACGTTCTATGGGTTTTATCTGTCATTTACGTCCTTTCTTCACTAATTAGTATACAGACTTAGACCTAAGTATGTACAGTATTTAGCCTCTTTAGGGCATAGTTTCTAAGTGTCATATTGGACGATTTCTAGCCTAACGCTATCCAAATGAGCGTAAAGATGATGACAGTTGCAGTTGCACCACCTAGAAAGAACTCAACCACGTTTATGTTCCTTCATGTGTCGGACTAGGGTGAAGTGTGCAAAGCCAGAGCGAACTTCAATCTCTTTCTTGCACTCAGGGCATATAACTACACGATTTGCTGACATTGTCTTACTCATCGCAGCCACAAGGCTTGTCGTAGTCAAACTCGCAGTAGTAACAACCCATGAGTTCGTTATGTGCTTTGCAGTAATACTTGAACTGTGATGCATCGCAGTGCATCCAAGTTTCATCTGCAATCTCGTAAAACTCTGTTGAATCTATGAAGGCCATAGCCGTCCTTTCGTCTCTGTTACCCCAAGTATAAGGGGCTATAGAATAGAAAGTCAAATCTTCCGCGCTCTCGGTCCGTCCTAAGAAAAAGGGGAAGAAGACCAGAGAGGGGGAAGGTGGGGCGTGGCTGCCCCTGCTGGCTTCGGTCCAGCGACTTCCGAATTAACAGTTCGGCACTCTACCAACTGAGTTAAGGGGCATTGGGTACTACTGGACTAGAGTAGCAGACTGGCTTTGCAGGTGAGCAACTAAGTCGTCAAAGGTTTTAAGGTGTTGGATGGGGCATTGGTAGAAATCGTCATAATGTTGTCGCTGGTAGTCAAAGAAGTGCGAGATGGTCCAGTTGTTTTTAGTTGTTACTGGAACGACCAAGACGCCATCTGTCTTTTGGGATATGAGCACATAGGCGAGTGGCTTTACTGCCTTAGTCTCAAAACTTGAGACAGTATCAACAATGAGTCTGTCGTAGGTTCTTTCTGAGCCATTACGCATCTGGGTTCGTGCTGTCTCTGGCTGTCCATCTTCAAAGGAGAAACTAGAAGATTTAACTTCAATCCAACCATTAACATCTAGGAGAACAACATCTTGCTCGTTGGCTGTGAAATCAGCAATCTCGCTATGGTTTTGGGCAAGACGAAGTTCTGGGGCATAGCACCTAATACCTGCATCATTAAGACGCTGGGCAATTTTTACATTGTAGGAGTGCCCTAGTGTGTAGGAGGATTTGTAATCAAAAGACACTTCTTACTGTAGTTCCTTTTCGTCTTTCTTCCAGTGCATATAGGACTTAATGTAGACAGCAGCGTAGGCGACAGCCATAGCAATAAAACCATACTGGTCAGTTGCAAGTGCGTAGGCAATCCAAAGACATTCGTTGACGCAAAGGATGAGCCATCCCCAAATAGTTTTACGACCTACAAGAAAGATTCCAGTAACGCCGATTGCTGCAAGTAGCCATGACCACCACATTTGAGTTCCTCTTATCTATAGAGTTGAACTATACAATACAAACTGCGTTTTTTCGCGCTCTAGGTCCGTAATAAGAGGAAGAGGCAGAAAAGGTGTTTAGGGGGGAGTGTGGGGCGGCGAACTATATTAAGCCGCGCTTTTTTTGCCACATCTCTACTGCTTCCATTTCGTGATGCTTTACGCCTCTATGGTCTTGGCAGACATAGTATTCATAATCAAGAAGTCCTTCAGCACTGTGCATTGAAAGTATCTCTAAAGAGACTGCCTCAGTCTCGCAGTAGTCGCACTCTGGGTTTTCCATTTAATCTTCCAGCCAATCATCTAGTGCCATCATCAAATCTTCCATCTCAATCTCTTTGTTGTATCCAGAGTCTTTAAGGAACTCGTAGAAATCATCTGATGTAACCATAACTGGAACATCATCTAAAGTAGTGGTGAAGAACAGGTCTCCGTTGTATGTGTCGTTAAGTCCGTTGTACATCTTTATTACTCCTTCTCGGTAACGCCAAAGTCAACAATGACATGATAGGCAACATCTATATAGACAGAGACGTTAGAAATTAAATCCTCTGGATGATTAAGTTCAGTTGCGCCTCTGCCCCAGTTGCGTCTTAAATACTCTTTAAGTCCAGGAATTAGCCTATCTACAAACTCGTCTGAGGTCATATATCCTCGTTCGCGTAGTTCTTTGTCTGTAGGCATTTTTGAGTTCGCCATGTGTTTTGCCTTTCCGTCTTTTGTCTCTAGCAGTATGCTTATCCTATGACAACAATCATAGGAGTTCAAGGGGAAGATGGCTGCTGGTTGGCTTGCGACTCGCAGACGACAGGAGAGACTGGTCGCCCCTATGAACACCCTTGGGTTGCAAAGATTACAGAAAATGGCGAGTATTTAATTGCTGGTTCTGGCGATGCTGATGCCTGTGATGTTATTCAGCATTTATGGCAACCACCTAAGCCACCTCGCAAGAAAAACGACGAGAACCTGTATCGCTTTATGCTTATAGAAGTTGTTCCTAGTTTGAGGCGCTGTCTTGAAGACAACGACTATGAACAAGATAAGAATGATAAAGACAGTGGTTATTCTTTTCTTATCGCTCTTCGTGGAGTTATCTACGAGATTGATAACACCAGCAGTATTAGTTTGCGTGAAGATGGTCTTTATGGAATTGGCAGTGGTTCTAAGTTTGCAATTGGTGCTTTGATGGCAGGTGCTGATTGGGAACGAGCACTTGAGATTACAGAGACAAATGATATTTACACTGGTGGCACTTTTAAGTATTACGAACAGTCTAAGAAATTATAGAATAGAAACTTGATTTTTCTGCGCTCTAGGTCCGTAATAAGCCGAGGAGGAAGAAAAAAAGAGGGGGTGTGTCGGGGGTCGGGTGTTGGGTTTGGCAATATGCTTTTGCTGTGGATGACTTTGAGGAAGAAGATGATGATGCTTTTGTTGAGCATCTGATTGCTGAGGGCATCCTCGTAGAAGATGGTTTTACAGAAAAGGGTGAAGTTACATATACATATAACTTTGAATTAATGAAAGTAATGATGCCAGAGTTGTATGAAGAAATAATGAGTGGTATTACAGATAATCTTATGCATCTTTACGAATTAGGTTTTGTAAATGTTGATTATGATGAAAACTTACAAGCGCACTTTAGCGCTACAGAAGATGGAAAAGAGTTCTTCAAAGAATTAGGTTTGTAGTTTGGATGTGCGTAGGTAGGTTTCTTATAGCCTAACCTTTTGTTAGGCTCCCGTCTCGTCCACTCATGGGCTTTTGCTTGCATCCCACGCACATCCTTGCCCATTGTTATAGGTATCTAACGCCCTCATCTAGTGAGGTACGAGGCTCATCGCTTCCCCTATCGGAGATATCAGAGTATCAAACTTATTTTACAATGACAACTGACAGTTTTGATTTAGGGCACTTAGCGTTGATTGATTTAAGAACAGCAAGTTCTTTATCGTCAACAGTCAAAGCCCAACGGACTTTTACCTGAACCCAAGACTTGACATAGGTGCAGTGATAGTTGGCAAATACTGGAAGCCACTCTGCAGGGTCTTGGTCAGACTTTGAGCGGTTAGAGCCAGCAGTCACAGCAATAAGGGAGATTGGGTCTGCTACATCGTTTGCATAGACCTCACGCTTAGCAGCATCCCACTTACTAGCACCAGAGTCCCATGCCTCTGCAAGAGGAACAAAATGGTCAACGTCAAGGGCTGAGAAGTTAGTTACTTCTTTATTATCATATGGGCTAAGCCACTTGCCTGTGTCTTTGACAATCTTGCAACCAGCATCAACTTTTGGTTTTTCAATAGCCTCTGCTAAAATTACATCGTTGCGAGTATTACAACCATTCTTATCTAAATCAGACCAGTGCTTAAATTGTGAGCGTGCGTATCCTGCACGAACATCTGGAGCAATCTTGAGGGTCTTGATAGCAGCGTCAACAGATGCAAAGGTTTTTGGCTTCTCTGTTGCATGTGCTGGTGTAGTTGTGAGTCCTACAAAGACAAGGGCTGTTATTAGTTTTCTCATTTTAGGCTGCCTATTCTTTAGTAAGAATTAATTTTATCTTAATTAAAAAAATCTAATTATGGAATTTCGTAGGTTCCATTGATTGACATAGTATCTCCAGAAGAAAAAGTGACGGGGAATGAGGAAGTCACACGGGATACTGTAGTCGTAGAGGTTCCTGCATACAAAAGTATGGAAGTTGTTCCTGTAGCAAGTCCCCACATCAAGTTAATTCCAGTTCCAATTGCCCCAACAAAAGTAAACTTTTGAGTAGGAACTGGAGCGATTGGGAGGGTAAGAGCGTAATTGCCCGAGCCTTCAGTTGTAGTTGAGCCATCAACAACATGGATTCTAAAGTGAACTGTCTTACCGAAGACAGCGTAGGCTCCAGTAATAGAACCATTTCCAATTGTTGGGTTTGTTGTGGTTGCTGTCCATACTGGTGTGTAGGCAGTCCAACCGTCTGGAAGAGTTGCTGGTGCGCCAGTTGGTCCTGTTGGCCCCTGTGCACCTGTTGGTCCAGTTACAGTACTTGCTGCTCCTGTTGGACCAGTAGGTCCAGTTGCTCCCACATTTCCTTGAGTTCCAGTTGGTCCAGTCGGTCCTTGAACTCCTGTGCTTCCTGTAGGACCTTGTGGTCCAGTCGCTCCCGTTGCACCTATTCCTCCAGTGGGTCCTGTTGCTCCAGTGCTTCCGCTAGTTCCTTGAGGGCCAGTAGGGCCAGTAGCGCCAACAGCCCCAGTGCTGCCAGTAGGGCCAGTGATACCTTGAATGCCTTGTTGTCCTTGTGCACCTGTTGCTCCTGTCGGTCCTGTAACTCCTTGAATGCCTTGAATTCCTTGCGGCCCTGTTGGACCTGTATCACCTACGGGTCCTGTTGGCCCAGTAATTCCTTGGATTCCTTGGATACCTTGAACTCCTTGTATACCTTGAACTCCTTGAGGTCCAGTCGGACCTTGCGTTCCTGTCGGTCCTGTCGGTCCTGTAACTCCTTGAATACCTTGTCCGCCTGTTGGTCCAGTAGCACCTACAGCGCCTGTAGGTCCAGTATGACCTGTTGCTCCAGTTGGTCCTTGTGGCCCTAAAAGATTTCCTGCGTTATACCACGAAGGGGTCGCTCCATTACTCCATATGTATAAATTTCCGCCAACAAAATGTGCTTCACCTAAAGTACCTGTTGGATGTTCTGCAATAAACTCTGCATAAGTATCGTGTGCATCAGAAATTGTTATACCAATTCCTTGCGGGCCTGTTGCTCCCGTAGGTCCTGTTGGTCCAGTCACGTTTGAAGCAGCACCTGTTGCTCCAGTTGCTCCAGTTACTCCTTGAGTTCCTTGTGCACCAGTCGGACCTACTACACCTTGGATTCCCTGAATTCCTTGAACACCTTGTGGGCCTGTTGGTCCTACATTTCCCTGTATTCCCGCAGGACCTGTTGGACCAGTAACAGTAGATGGTGCGCCTGTAGGTCCTGTTGCACCAGTCGGTCCAACAAGTTGAGCAGTTGGTTGAATTGTTCCATCTGGGAAAACTAGCCCTGTGCTCTTGAGAGTAAATGAACGAGATGGACCTGTTGCTCCTAGTGGAGTAGTCCAAACCTGAACTTCATTTCCTCTATTTGTTGCTGTTTGATTTTCGCTAGTAACAAAATCAATACGCATAGTTGATATTGGAGAGAACTCTCCAGATGATAAAAATGGATTTGCACCTAAACGAGAAACAATTTCTCCAGCAACCATTCCTGTTGGATTATCTACTGTTCCATTAGCATGACGACCAATGTAAGCAGAGTAGGCTCCAGTTCCAAAAGAATCGTTATAGATTCGTGAAGGGTTATCTCCTAGTCCAGTAATGTGAATCATTACTCCAGTATTGCCAGGGTCAATTTGATTTTTACTTAAAGAACCAATAATTTCTAATGCAGCACTTTCAACACTCTGCGATACCTCTGAACGAAGAGTAAGGACTCCACTAGGGTCTAATTGAAAAATTTGATAGTCGCCACTGTTATCTGTTACTTCAATACCACCACGACTAAAAACAATATATCCATCAGTATTTTTGATAGATACGCCATCAGTAGCAAAATCACCGTCAGCAATATTCAAAGAACCAGCAGATACCCATATATCTTTGAATGGGTTTTCAATCGTTCCAATAGAAGATTCTGCTGTTTTTGCTAAAAGATTTTGAAAAGTTACTGTGTTAGTAGTGTTGAGGTCTTGGTCAAATATGTTGTATGTAGGTCCTGGAGCGCCAGTGGCTCCTGTGGGTCCTGTTGCACCAATCCCTGTAGGACCTGTACTTCCAGTTGCTCCTGTTGGGCCAGTGGGTCCCGCTACTGTTGATGCTGGACCTGCTGGACCTGTAGGCCCAATTGCACCTTGTGGTCCTGGACAACCAAGCGATACTTCAACACAAGGGTTGTCTACTTGAATAATCATCGCGTCATGTGAACGCCCGCAACCGCATCTGCTCATCGTGTTACCTCGGGAGTGACTTCAAATTTTCCCTCAATGAGTCGTGATACATCACCATTGGGGGCAACAACTTCTAAGTCATAGACATAGAAACCAGAGCGAATATTCGCTGTTGTTGTGTTGGATAGATATAGTTCAATAGTTCCAGCAGAGCCACCAAGAGTAATTCCATTTCCGCTGGTAATACTTGCTACAACAGTAGAAGAATCGTGAGTCTCTCTTACCTGCATCCTAGCCGAATAGCCAGTTAGGTTGATAGGGGTGACGCCAGTTTTCCATGTAAGGGTGCGTCTAAAGGTAGAACCCTGTGGGCATACAAAATTAACAACTCCAGTTACCATGTAGGGCCTCCGAGTAGATAGGGGGGCATCCCTAGATATCATATGTTACAGCAAAAAAGGACCCCCCTTTCGGGAGGTCCTTCTCTTTTGACGGATTGACTAAAGATTTCTTATTAGCCTAGCCACATAGCGTATTACTTCATTTGGTCTCCAACTAGGGTCAATCTCTAGTTGTTCAACTTGAGTAGCAATTGCTTCTTTTTGTTTCTTCAGTTCTTCTTCATGTCCCCAGCCAAATTTAGGCTCTAAATTATGATTGGAGGGCATAGCGGTTCTTATCAAGAATTGGCTTATAGCAACTATTGGTTGAACCGTTCTTCTCAATGTATCCATAACGAGCCATACGGAATCGCAATGAACCGTGAGTTACTCCAAGATACTTAGCAAGTCTAAAGAGTGAAACTCCATCTTCCTTGTAAGTCTTAAAGATAAGCAAAGAATATTCTTCTGCTTCTTGTCGGTAGCGTGGAGAGTGTGAGCGCACTTGCTGAGCAAGAGGCTGAAGTTCCTTTAAGCGTTCAAGAACTTCTTGACGCGGTTCTGGATAAACTTTCTTCTCTCGCACTGGCTTTAGTGGAGGAGTTGGTAGTGGGAGTCCTGCAACCGATACATCTTTCATAGCGGTTTCATAATCACCATTACAAATCTGGCGAATACGTTCACGAGTAACTCCTTGAACATCTGCCAAAGACTGCAAACTCCACTCTTGATTACGAAGAGCCTTGATATAAGCATTGCGCTTGGAGACATCCCCACTAAGAGTTTTGAAAGTATCAACCACCTCTCGGGGGAGTACATGGTTAATCTTCTGATATTGGGAAGTCATTATTGTTTTTTTCCTTTCGTTGTATGTCATGTTACTGGCAAGTATAGACAGGACTGGACAACTAAAGCAAATTAAGATACTTTCCTGACTTTTTGTAGTTCAGGATATTAGACTAGTAGTCTTCATCCTCGTCTTCGTCTTTTTCAATCTGAAAGTTTTGGCTACGAAACCAGATTATCCAGTCGCACATTTCGTCAACATCTATAGTTTTAATGTGCTCAACTCCCAACAACTTCGTGACCTCGGTGACATAGGCGGAGAGTTGGTGCTTAGGGACATCTGTCTTATCAGACATGTACTCGTAGAGATTCTCTAACATCTCCCTCACGAAGTCTTTACTGCTCGTGGAGTATCCAGAGTCCATGACAATCTTCAGGAACTCTTGGTTGTAATACTGGTCGTTTCGTTCGTCCATTTCTCAATTGTAGAGTAGTCTTGAGGAATGATTACTTCAAGGGAGCAGACACATAGGTTATGGGCTCAGGTAAATGATGAACTTTGCCAAGGCGTTATTGAGAGTTGCGATACGAGTAGCGGTAATTTGTGGATTCATATTACTGGTCCAAGGAATAAGTGGGTCGTCGTCTGCGCTGGAGCGATGAAGATTGCTTCTATTCCTGAGATTAAACCAGAGATGTCACTTAATCCAGAATACTTTGTTGGTCATACTGTGAATGTAGTTAGACCAACATTTGATGAAGAGACTTTTTGGGATGTAGAACCAGCAGATGCCTTTATGAGCATTGATTATGTTTCTATGGAAATCATGGGACAACACTTCCAGTTTCTATTGCAAATTGAAAAGTTTGGTCTAACCAAACTTGACGACATAAACTAATCTTTAAGTTGCTCTGTTGTGGGACTAAAAGAGCAGTATTCCGTTGAAAGCATCAGTTACAGAGATGCTATGGACATTGTTGTTGAGAGACACTACCTGCACCGCAAATGTCCTGTAAGCCACGCCTTTGGTTTAGTTGAACGCGACAGTGGTGAGATTGTTGGAGTTGTTACCTACGGAGTAAGTCCATCTTCTACTTTGCTCAAAGGCATCTGTGGTCCAGAGGAAGCAAAGAATGTTTATGAACTAAACCGACTCTGGGTTGATGACAAGGTTGCCAAAAACGGTGAAAGTTATTTAGTGGCAAATAGTATGAAATATTTAGATAGAGAGATAGTAGTTTCTTTTGCTGATACTTCTCAGGGTCATGTGGGAGTTATTTATCAGGCTGCTAACTTTATTTATACAGGGCTATCTGCAAAGTTTAAGGACCCTAAGGTTATTGGTAAAGAAAACATGCACCACGCTACTTATGCAAACGGATTAACTAATGCTCAGGTGATTGAGAAGTTTGGCGCTGAAAATGTTACTTTTGTAGAGCGTCCTAGGAAGCACAGATATATTTACTTTAATTCTAGTAAAACCCGTAAAAAAGAATTGCTAAGTAAGTTGAGATATAAGGTTATTGAATATCCGAAGCGCCAGAAGGCATAAGTATTTCATCATCTTCGTCGTAGATATTTAGCGCAGTGTCTACAAAGTGCTGCTCGTTCTCTCGGAAGTGGTGTCCGCAGAAGTAAAGGTCTCCAGAAGTAAATACGACCATGTAAGCCGCTTTAGCAATGCAACGGTCACAACGGTCTTTAGGTTGAATAATCTTTTCAGATGTTTCTGGTGTGTCAGTTTCTAACATCACTTTCCTCCAAATTCATCGTAGATTTCTTTACATGTAGGACAAATCTTGTATTTCTCTGGGTCACGCGATGGAACCCAAACCTTACCGCAAAGAGCAATAACAGGTGTTCCATTAACCATGGATTCCATTGCTTCGCCTTTTTCTACAAAATGAGCGAAACGGTCATGGTCACCGCTGTCAGTGATAGGTTGTGTGTCGGTCTCATATACCGTTTCGCTCATGTGACTATTTTAATAGACAACTGGTCGTAGTGATTTGAGCACTGTAGATTGCGAAATAAAAGCCAAATGAGAAGAGACATCTTTACTTCCATATGAGATGACAAATTCTTTATTAGTTGCTACTATTCCAGCAGCAAACTCAACTCCTGTTTGGAAAAAATGAAACCCGCCAGATAAAGAAATTATGTGACCCTTTTCGTCATAGTGTGCAAAATGATGAACATAGTTTCTGTGGTGAGAGGTAACTGTTCCAAAAGTTTGACGTGAGAATGAGTTCTCGCTTTTGCCCCACATGCGATGAACTACTGCTAAATAAGTTCCATCCTCTAACGGATGTAGGTTTGTGTTACCTCTTAGTGCTGAGATGTCTGGGTGGTCAGTCATCCAAGTAGAGAGGATGCCATCTTTAATTGTTGCATTAGGACCATAGATAAAATCAAAGTTTGGATTAGGTATTGGAGAAACCATCCAGTTTTTCTCTGGGCGTTTAGAATCAATTCCAGGATACTTTTCAATAGAAACAACTTTTGTTGCTTTCTTATCTAAATGACCAACAGCCATTCTTGCTACAGGAGTGTGCTTTTCCATCATCACCGCTGTAAATTTCCAGTGGTCTTTGTCCCATATAAGTTTAGGGTCTTCAAGTCCTCTGAAGATTGGGATATCTAACTTAGAGGTATCTATCTGTCGTAGGTCTTTAATCTTAAAGTTTTTATCTAAGTCAGCAAACCAAAAGTTGCTTTGTATGGTTCCTGAAGAAGTTGTTACTGTGTATGCACCATCTGGAGTGATTACATAGTTGCTAGACCTAATTGCTATTGAGTAGTTGTTGCGACCACTGTGACCAATAGATGGATTTGTTGCAGACCAGTGTTTATCTTCTGGGTTAACTAAACGACGCAAGTCTTCTATTCTTCCGCCAAGTTCTGCAATGGTTGGGTATGTATTACTCATCAGTCTGCGTAAATCACTTTCGGATATCGGTCAACTACTCCACTTTGTTTGACAGCAACAGTGAAAATGTTATCTCCTAGATGAGAAAGTTGATATCCCGCATCTCTGAGTTTGTGAACATCAGTATAGTTTGGTTCTTCAAAGCAGTCCTCAGTCCACATCTTTCCGTCAAACCCTGCAGATTTAATTACCTGAACAAGGGTATGAATGCTATATTCGTAGTTGTGGCGGTATGGGGAACGGTCATGGCGATATTGCATATAAAAGTATGGCTCTATGCCTCTAAGCATTTTTGTAATAGACCAAGTGCTTACAGCATTGGGAGTTGTAAGAATTAGTTTTCCTGATGTTTTTGTAACTCTATTAAGTTCTGCCAGCATATACATAGGGTCTACTTCCATATGCTCAAGGACTTCGCTGCAAAGAACATAATCAAAAGTTTCATCAAAGAACGGTAGTGGCTCGTCTTCAATATTTACTCTGGCACAATGGACAACTTTTGAATGTCCATTAAGAGATACTGTCATATCTCCCATAGTTTCTTTATCTAAATCAAAATCTGTAACAAAGACTTCTAACTCTGGCAGTAGCATTTCCAAAGCAAGTGGGATGAGATGAGATGTTCCTACCTCAAGGAGTGAGCCTGTAGGTTTTTCATCAAAGATAACTTGAAGAGTGCGAGCCATACGACGCTTATGGTTGTTGTGATAAGAGTCTTCGGGGGATATGAGGGATTCTAAAACAAGGACTATCTCCTCGGAGATTCCTTTGTATGGGTCTGCTATCACTCTATGAGTCTATAGCAAAGTATTACTATTTAACTATCAGACACTATCTAAGAGCGAGTGACCAGAATTGAACTGGCACTATCTGCTTGGAAGGCAGATGCACTACCATTATGCAACACTCGCGGGTAAAGGTTAGTTATTAGCCTTTTCTTCTGCAATCTTGATGTCTAGATTTGCACATTTAACAGCAAGATATCCTGCTTTGTAAGTTGTCCCACACTGTACGCAAGTAAGTTCTGCTGGTGCAAACTCTGCATCAAATACTTCATACCTTTTTAAGGATTGTTTTTGAAGTTCATAATCACTCATATTTCGTCTCTTTCTTCGTGTTTTGCTTCACAACTCCTTGCTAGGTCTGGAACTACAGAAATCTTACCGCAATAGAAGCAAGTATACCTTTTAAGACGCTCTGCTTCTTTGTCTTCGTAGTAAGAAGCCACTTAGCCCCCTGTTGAATAAAAGCCACGGCCCTTAAACAAAGCCGCTGGACTTGAGTAAATCCTTTTCAAAGTCTCTTGACACTCTGGAGCGTTACAAGTGTAAATTGTTTGTTCTTCAGCCATAGGACGCTCTTGAATGTTGTAGTGTCCTTTTTCGCATTCGTATTCGTAAGTTGCCATTACTTTC